GACCTGTTTGCTTTGAATGTTTTTAGATTGATGCCTTTTCTTTTCAACTCTAATTCATTATTATCTGAAGTTGATGTTGCATCTTCACCACCAGCACCAATTGATTCTGGAATACTAGTTGACTTGCCTTTTCTTTTCAAGTCAATCTTTTCACCAGATGGGCGTGCTAAGTTTTCACCAGAACTCGCCATTGAAAGACCAGACTCTATGCCTTTGTCGATACTTTCTTGGTGGTTTTGGAGGGCTGCTTTTTGCTTGGTGCGGATTTGGTTGATGGTGATTTTTTCTTTGTACGGTTTGGATTCACCTTGACCTTGTTCTGTACTGTTGACACCGATGCTGTCTGCGGCTGGGGTGAAGTTGTAGTTTCCACTTTCAATTCCTCTGTTGGCAATTCTGCCTTCGGTAAGGATGTCTCTAATGGTTTTGGTTCCTTGGCGTTGCTCAAGAAGCTCTTTAGTAGTCTCAACATTGTCATTCTCCTCTTTTATTTTAATTACATAACCTTTTGGATGTTTCATTACTTCACCACCACGCAGATGGGATTCTTTTGCAGCTGAACGGCGAAGCAAGAACACTCTTGTTTTACCATCATTACCACGCAATAGTTTGACCTTCTTTTCTTCTGTAAATAATTCATCTTCTGATTCAGATAAGAAAGACTCAAATTCTTCATTGACTTTTTTAGGTTCTGATTTCTTCGTTGAACTTCCTGAGGTTGGAACATTAGGTTCTTTATGTGCTTCTTTTTCAACCTCAACGAGTTTATCATGCACAACTCTATGTGTTGTCTTACCATCTTTACCATATCTACCAAAACCATAATACTTCAAACCCATTCTGCGAGCTTCTTTAGCCGCACCTGAATCTGGATGTGCAGTCTTCTCTGCGCCATCTTTTGATATTGGTAGTGTATCTTTCTTTTGCATCTCCATAGCAATCCAGGCTGATGCAACAGGATTACTTGGTGGTTGTGCTACGAACTGTTGCACCTTTGTGTACATCTGAAGCATCTCATCTTTTTTAGCTTTGACTACATCAGGTGGTGCATTTCTTAAATCTTCAGAGTTATCAAACTCCATGTAGTTATCACCAAACAACTTTGCAAACTCAGGGCGTCCTTGTTGTACGTTGTCCCATTTTTCTTTACGAATGTTTTCTGGTACTGTACGACCACCACGTTGACCACGTTCTATGTTTCGTTGTTTAGATACTTCATCAGCAGTATTAACTAGAACCATTGATGATTCATAACCAACTTCTTCTAGTTTCTCTTTAATCTTTGTGACTTTTTCTATGTCATCACCTGTGCCATTGATAATCAAACCATTGCGACCTAGAATCGCAAGTCGTTGGCGCAATTCAGTCATACTCTTTGCTTTACCACGGGTGAGATTTCTTTTTTCTTCTTCTGATGCAGGCATAGTCTTATCAAGACCTTGTTTGTCCATTAAGAACTCAAGTGCCTTATCAGAATTCATCTCTGTCATTCCATGGCCTGCAAGTGTATTATCTAGCACATAGTCTTTACCAGAACCTGGTCCGCCTGCTAGAAATACTACTTTAAATATTGCTTTGTCATGTACACCTTCAAACAAAAGAGATTCAAATTCTTCATTGATACTCTCTTTGATTTGCATACCTTTACGCACATCAGCAAACATTTCTTTTGCATGATGTTCAGGTACATGTGCAGGTACACCTTTTTTGAATTCTTTGAAATTACCAGAAGATGCATGACTACGCATTTTAGATGCAGACATGCCTGTAGTACCTTCTGCATCAGGGTCTCTTTCACCTGCGGAATGTACTGTTATCTTTTTGAAGTTATATAACTTGCCTTCGCCTGTACCATTGTACTGTGCAAGTTTCTTTTTGTATTCTGGAACACGGTCAGAACCTGCGACCATGTGTAAATGAGTTACACCTTGTTTGTGTAACTTCTCTGCATGAGAAAGAAATGTAGGTGACTCTTTACTGGATGTAGAGAGGTTTGTTTTTGGGAAGAATCTTTTTGCGTGTTTGAGTTTATCAGCAGAAGATAGTGGATTCTTATCTTTATCTTGTGTGTGGGATAGGACTACGCTGTGATTGCCGCCAACTTTGTCAGCGACTTCTTTAACTTTGTTTACAAGGACTTCATGCCCTGTAGTAGGAGGAGACATGCGGCCAAACGCCATGACATGATGCACCTCTTTATTTTCGCTAATAAATTCTCTAAATTTCATTCTCCGCCTCTACAGCAGTTGATTAATGCTCTATTTAGTAATTTATCAGCTTTAAAATTGCGTCTACAGAACTCTTTGTGGTGTGATTATGAACGGCATATTCGTATGCATTATCAAGTTTTTCGTCATCTGGTCGTTTAAAATTGACAAGATAGTCAGACAATTCTTTGTCATTCGTATAGGTTTTACCAAATTCTTTCATCATGGTTGCACCAGCAATATCTCTTGCAACCCATGGTGTATGATTGAGCATAGATTCTACAAGAACAAGACCGAAGCCTTCTTCAAATGAGTGCATGATATACAGGTCTGCTTCTTTCATTGCATCAGCAACTTCTGCCTTGTCTTCAAGCATTAGAGGTTTAATAAACTCAGATTCTTCTGGCATCAAATCATGTCTATTATCATAACCAGTCAAAACTAATGTTGTATCAGGAATGTTCAGTATACTAAACAATTTTGCTAACTCTTTCATGCCTTTATGTGGCCAATATCCACCGCATGATAGGAACATATTCTTTGTTTTGATGCCATATCTCTCACGGAAACCTGGTCGACCAATCGCATGTGCTTCATTTACACTTAGATTAATCTTAACACTTCTACTCAATGCACCATGTTTCATTACATGATCCCAGTCTTGTGGTGTTCCACAACCAACCCATTTTGCGTCATTCAGTGCTTGCAAACACACAGCACTTTCTGATGGTTTGATTATGTAATACAATACTGGATATGGTAAATTTTTGATGTTTACAAGAACAAGATTTTGAATACCAACATCACCACCATGAACAACAACTAAGTCCCATGGATAGTTAAATATGGCAGTGTCACTTGTTACATGAACTCCATTCCAATCACCTTTGTGTTCACCTGTAAATACAGCAACTTGATGACCTCGACTTAGAGTTTCTTCAGCCAAATCTCTTGTATGGTTTTCTGAACCACCAGGATAAGGTGCGTATCTGTGAACTACGTATAATATTTTTTTCATTTCAATCGTTCTATATCTGCATCAACCATCATCTTAACTAATTCTTCAAACGATGTTTTGTTTTGCCATCCTAAAGTCTCTATCGCTTTGGTATTGTTACCACGAAGAACATTCAATTCAGCAGGACGTTTGAATCTTGGGTCACTTGCAATATATTGTTTCCAATCTGTGATACCGACATGATTAAATGCACAGTCTAAGAATTCATAAATCGAATGACATTCATTTGTAGATACAACATAATCACCAGGTTCTTTTTGTTGTGTCATCATCCACATAGCCTCAACGAAATCACCTGCAAATCCCCAATCACGTTTAGAATCTAAATTACCAAGTGTAATCTTATCTGCAAGACCTAATTTTATTCGTGCAACACCATCCGTAATCTTTCTTGTGACAAATTCTTTTCCGCGGATGGGTGATTCATGGTTAAACAAAATACCATTAGAAGCGTGTAGACTGTAGCTCTCACGGAAGTTTACTGTAATCCAATACGCATATAGTTTTGCGACACCATATGGACTTCTTGGATGGAATGGAGTTGTTTCATCTTGATGATTGTCTTTTGCATTACCATACATCTCACTTGTGCTTGCCTGATAGAATCGTGTTTCTGGATTATGTAATCTAATCGAATTGAGAATATTTAGAGGACCGATTGCATTTACTTCTGTTGTTAACTTATTCAAGTCCCAACTAGAACCAACAAAACTTTGTGCTGCAAGATTATAGAATTCATCCGGTCTGATTGACTTGACTAAATGACTCATAGAATTTTCATCAGTGATATCACCAGTCACTAACTCAATATCGTTTTCAATGTTTAGAAATTTTAGATTGTCTGTATTAGGATTTGAATATCGTTTCATCAATCCATATACATGATATCCTTTACTCAGTAAAAACTTTGCAAGATATGGTCCATCTTGACCAGTGATGCCTGTTACAAATGCTGTCTTTTTCATAATTAACCTTTTTCACAAATCATTTTCAATATTGAACCAGCCGCAGGTTCTGGATTACGAGTATCAGGTACTCTACGACAATTTACAAAACCATTCTTCTCTAACAACTTTTTAAGTGAGTCTGTATCAAATGCATTTACATGCCCCATGCCTGGCATTTTGTATTCTTCTTTGTTATGGAAACCACCAAACAAATATGACATTGCATTTTTCCAATCATCATCTGATTGATTCAACCAACCAGCATTTGTTTTTTCTTTCCAATCACCCTTAACAACTCTTTCAAAAATCCATCGTGCATCAGGCACAACAACTTCAAAGACTGCATCTTTCTTCAGAATACGATGTACTTCTGTTAGTACTCTATCTATATCGAAAATGTAGATGTGTTCAATTACATCACCCATGTATGCCTTTGAAAACACTTCATCACCAAATGGATAAGGTGTCTCTAACAAATCATGTTTACAATTCACACCAGGCCAATCGTTGAAGTCCATACGAATGTGTGCATCTGGTTTAGGCCATGGACCTGATCCTATATCAATAATCATTTTCTTCTTTCAATATCTTCTTCAATACACTTTTCGCCATACTGTATCTCAATAATTTTCAATTCAGTTTCTTGTTCATTAGATAGTTGATGCCATGTGCCAACTGGTATCTCTAAACTTTTCTGAGCCTCTAACTGATACTTTCTTGCAGAATGGGAACTCTCTTGCGTAATAGTTGCAACACCTTCTGAAATATGCCAGTGTTCATTTCTCAAAAAATGTTTCTGCATACTCAAAGATTTGCCTGGTTCTACTACTAACTCTTTGACTTTGACTGTTGGTGTTTCATGTAAAACACGATAGTGTCCCCATTGTCTTTCAGTCTTAGGGTTTTTCCATTCTTTTAGAATCCATGATGATGAATTCATTTTGTTTTCACCACCAACACCAAAGACAAATTCTAACTGAAGCATTTCTTTAAGTAAGTCCATTTCTGGAATATTTTCTTTTGTTCTATCTCCGCCGTTGGCAAAAATTATATGAGCCGTTGGATGTATTGCTCTTACTTTTCTAATAACATCTTTGGCGCTGTTATCACTGTCATCAAAGTTAATAACTCTGTCAACATTTTGAAGTGCTGAAATGATAGTTGCACGTTCTTCCCAAGGCATAAATTCTTGCCCTTTCTTTCTACGTAACCATTCATCAGAATTAACTCCAATAATTAAAGAATCACCAAGAGCTCTAGCTGCATTAATATAGGCAATATGACCTGAATGTAATGGGTCGAATCCACCAGTTACAATTACAATTTTCATATGACACCTTTTAATGCTCTAGAGATACCATCGTAGATATTAATTTTTGGTTTGTAGAACGATAACATTTTATCTGGATGACAAACACGATACATCACACCAACTGGTGCAGTTTTGATATGATTAACTTCTGGATTGTATCCTTGAATACCGCAAACGATTTGTTGCAATTCATTAAATGATGTTGCGATACCAGAACCAAGATTTACAGGACCTTGAATGTCTTGTTTGATTGCTTCATCAACTGCATCTACAATATCTTGCATGTGAATGAAGTCACGTACTTGGTGCCCATCACCCCAAATATCAAATGGGTTCATTAAATTCTTTGCACGATGAATGTATGATGGGAAAGGATAGTCTAAGTCTTGGTCTGTTCCGTACCCACTGAATGGTCTGAACACATGTACTCTGACACCAGCTTCTTCTAAGAATTGTAAACAGAATTCACCAGTTAGTTTTGCCCAACCATATGTCAAGTCAGGCATTTTTGTTTTCTTCAAATCAATAAAAGATTCAACTAATCTATTTTTTCTTTCCAAGTCTTGTAGTTCAATTGGATATGCAGCTGATGAGGAGAAATAAACTACTCGACCTGGTTTTGTTTTTAATGCCCATTGAATCATATCTGAATCAATCGCCAAGTCTGTTGCGACTGAAAGTGGGTTGCCTTCAATCGTTTGACGACCACCAACAATTGCTGCAAGGTGAATTACTAGGTCAAAATAACTATCATTTGTTTTGAAAAAATCTCGGCAGTCGTTGCCTTCTTTGATATCAATACCCACAATGTCATGTTCAGCATACTTACGCATAAAATATTTGCCCACAAAACCCATGTGGCCAGTAATCAAAATTCTCATATCAAATCTCCGCAGCTCTAATAATATCGTTAATTCTATTAATATATGTATGATGCTCTTTTATCTTCTTCATTTGATTTAGAATCAAGTCTTTAGTCTTTGGATTTCTTTGCATCTCTAATGCAACATCAAACAAGTCACCTGAGTCTGGTGCATATGCAATTTCACCATCAAAGAAATCATAAATTGTTTTTGAGTTAGTAAGACCTAATGCGCCATAACTAACATTCTTAATTGCACGACAAGCAATATAACCATTCACAAGATGATTCTTTGGTCTGCAATCAAGTGGCAACAAAGACTCCACAACATATTTTCTAACAACTTCTGTTGGTAATGGATTCTGCCATGGTGTGTTGTATAGAAAAGGTATTTTACTATCTTCACATCTCTTAATAAATGGCATGAACATTTCTTGATTGTCTTCTCGGATCGTACCACAGAAAAATGCTCTGTTCTCTAATGGTTTAAATCTGTCTTCAAAATTAATTTCATCTGGTAACAGGTCTGTAGCCCATACAGTGTAGAAATTATCATAGTCTGTGCCATGTTCATAAAATGATACATCATTAAATGCATCATACTTTTCTTTTTCAAATTTGTAATTGTAGTTCTTGTCTTCTACACCATTAGAACCCCAACCATGTTCAGCAGTAAATCTAAAGTCAATCAGTTTACCTACTTTACCAAGATACATTGATGCGCCTGGATTACCTTCAACTGGTCCTCTGTTGCCAAGATAATGTACAAAATAACATGCAGTCTTGTTCAATGGAAGATTGTTACTGAATCCATTTTGAAATGCCAACCATTGTTCTGTAATGACGATTGCATTATCAAAGAATGAGTTTTCAACATTGTCTCTGTTGTCTAACCAGTATACATCAATACCCATAGACTTTGCAGCACGTACACAAGCCTCATGGATAAAACCGTGTGTGTGACCACTGTCTAATTTTGCACCCCAAACAATTATCTTTTTATACTTCTTCATATCAAGCCTTAATCTTGAACCAAGCATTTTGAGATACAGATTCTATATCCATATTACCGAAAAACTCCATCAGTGCTTTCTCTACAGTCGGAATGTAAAGGTCGTGACCTGCAAAGATGCCACCCTTTTTAACTTTCGGATAGAAATTCTTAAAGTCTCTTAATGCACCTTCATATGAATGGTCACCATCAATGAAAATGAAATCTAAACTTTCATCTTCTAGTGTCTGTACAAATTCTACACTTGATGTATAAACAAATTCAATCTTGTCTTTGTATGGTTGCAAACGATTAGCTGCATGTTGTTTCATAGCCTCTTGTCTGTCTTCACTAACAACAGTTCCGTTCCAATCAATGAATGATGGATAGTGGTCTACTGCATATAGTTTCTTTAGATTAGGAATTTCTTTTGCATAGAGTTCTGTAGTAACACCAAGACAAACACCAATCTCAACACCAATCAAATCACCTTTTAGTTTATTGATATGTTCTACAAGACCAGAACCTGATATGTTCTTCTCACCCCATTCAATTTGTTTTTCTACCCATTGGTCTGGAGGCAAATGATCCCAAGGATCCGAAGAACCAGGTTTTGGTGCGCCTGTACTTCTCATTATATTATCTACAGTATTGATTGTTAGAATCTCACTCATATTTTGCCTCTATAATTTTTTTCCATTCAGGTACTCTGTCATATTGATGTACGATTGCAAAAGGAGTTCCGTCACTTGTACATACTGTATTATCTACTAAAATTGGAGATTTGTCAACTAGCTTAGACCCATATTTGCCTGCAATCTGAGGACCTGTTGTGCCTAATTGTGCGGCATATCCATCATCTGACATTGCAAAATTGGTAATGTCTTTGTATGATTTCATATTCAGCAAAATGTTTAGTGCGGCTTGGTCTGGTCCACCACCACCCTCAGTGTAATGAGAGGTACTGTTACATAGCATATAGATGTTTAGGAACAAATCAACCATAGTATCAAACTTACCAGATACTGTGCCTGCATTGTAAATTAAATTGTCTTTGTTGTGGTCATGTATGAGAGCACCAAATGCTTTCATAAGATTGTGATTACCCCATTCTTCATCTTTGTAGCGAATAGATTCACATGCAACATTAATTTCTTTGTCGCCGATGTTGTTCTCTAGCCAAGTTGATGGGTTTGTTTGAAAGACAACATCTTTAACATCTGTAGTAATGATGTAACGATATTGCCCTTTGAATCTCTTTAGAAGATACCACATGTGCAAAAATCTCTCAACAACAATTGAGAAATCCTCTTTGTATTTGAATCTTCTTTTTTCTTCGTCCTTACCAAAAGCAAGGATGGTGTATTTGCGTTTCACCAATTCGTCAACTGTGTCATAATCTACATCATAACAAATCATAGCCTTTGTGCCAGTAAATCCACAAGTGTCTAATGAATTTACCCAAGGTCTAATTTTATCAAAGTTGTATCCTGTGATACAACCAACCACTATATCTTCCATAACAAACTCCAATAATTAATAATCTTTAAATCGTTTTATCTTCTTCTTAACACTCTGTCCTGGTGTGTCTCTCTTATATGTATTCGACAAATAAGTCGTACCATCGTTTCCACCACCTGATGGAGGCAATATATCAGGACTACTGCCTTCTTTTAATTGTCTTCTTCGTACAATTCGTTGAACCGCTTCTGTCATTTTATCCTCTTGTCAGACTTAAAACTTTCTGAATCTGTGCCTCTAAAATTGGTTTACGATTAGGCCAATTGATATAAGGTTTGTCAGCAGTCTTCAACAAATTAGTTAAGAATGGCATAATCAACTTCTCTACTTCTGCCAATCTGTGCTTATAGTTTTCTACTGTCTCATCTTTTTCATTGATTACAGCATTATATTCTTCTTCTGATACAGCAGAGAAACCAAAGTCATTGTCTCCGTACTCTGCCATAATCTTGTTTATATCATATGCGGGCATTATTTACTCCAATTTTTCTGTGCGGTGAAATTCAAATGACTAAATTCAAGTCTGTCAACCAACTTAACTGCGTTGCCTGTTAATTTATCAACTGCAACAAAACCTTCTGGATTTGTCACTTTGAAACCGTCTTCTGTTTGTACAAATGTACTTGTAACTTGTTTCATCTGTTGTAACTTTTTGATAATCATATTCTTGGCATCTACCATGCTGTTCTGCATATCAAATATGTTTTTCAAATCGTTTGCACTGTTACGGAGAGTACGCATGATTTCATTCTTAATCATAGTCTTATCTCTCTTTGTCTTCTCCATCTTTGCAGAGACAATATCTTTGTTTAGTTTTTCTTCAACCCATTTCATCAACTCTCTTGTGTGTGCGGCTGTATTAGTAATCTTTTGCCCTTCACGCACTTTGGTATTGTTGAATGTCTTAATGTATTCTCTAACTGTATCATTACCAGAAATTCTACCAATAGACATTGAGTTTGTTTGTTTGAATACTCTACCGATATCAGATAGGATATAGGTAATTTTTTTTGTTTCTTCTTCTGTGAATGATGCAGTACCAGATGCATCAGTAAAATATGCATCACGGAACCAAACATCTTTAGTTGGTGTTAAATTCTTAATATCAATATTGAATGATGCCTTCATATCAGCAAATGTTTTACCTGTGTATGAAGTATGAAAGACAACACCCAGCTGTGCAGCCTGCATAGTCTTTGCAAGTTTAGAATCAGAGGGCACAGCATAGATTAATGTGTTTGGTTGAAATGTAATGTAGTCTTCACCATCAAGTGTCTTCTCTGACAGGTCACCCTTTGCAAACATCATATCACCTTGCAATACACCTTTGATGCCAAGTTTTGGAAGATAACGGAGTGCAACTTTAAGTTTTGCATTAAGACCTTCACCTGGATGATTCTTATCAATGTCTGCATCAGTATAATTCAACTTTGCATTTGCATTGAATACACCCTTTGTACCAACAAAGAATTTACCATTGTCTGGATTAATACCGCAAAAGATTGCTGGTGAGCCATCCCACTTTGTTGTGGTATTTACTTTTGACGATGAGTGGCCAGCAAGCATATCTCTCAATGCCTGTAGAAAATTAATTGCATCTCTGGCGCCAGCAACACCACGATTTAGAATCTCATCCTCAAGGTGTTCTAGATGAAGATTTGCACCTTCTTTTTTTGCTTCGGTTAAAAATTGTGTGAAGTTCATGGTTGTTCTTTATTTTGCAATCACAAATTTACCAGATTTCTCTGTTCTACTAGAAGTATATTCGATGAACTTTTGTACCACTTTTTCATTTAGAAGAACTCTTTTTTTATCTGATTCATTACTCTTAAACCATTTATATATTACTGGCATAATTGCATTTGAAATATACAACGCACTTAAAGTTGCTCTCTCATCATCATACATTTCTTTTTGTGGACTTTTTAATTTTGTTCCAGATTTAACTTTAAACTCTTTATTGGTCTTCTCCAATTCAATCGAATATTTTCTAATACCATCATTGAAAGCTTTAGTTAATTCATCACCAAATTTCTTATCAACTTTTGATATTAATTGACTTATTAAAGGAATGCCTACAACTGAACCACCACGTCCACCTGCACCAGTAACTTCAATCTCACATTTTACGGCTTTATTTACTCCGTAATTTGAACTATATGGGTCATGGCGAATTTTAAGTTTATCTTTCTTATCTCTACTAAAGTATATTTTTATATCTCTTGTCACTGGTTTATCTCTGGTGTATTTTTTACTCCAATCACTAATTCCATAATACTTAATATCACCTAAATATTTTTCCTCATCGGACCTTTTGAAGTTTACTTTTACTAGATGAACTTCATGTTCCGCCTTCTTTAAGGAAAGTGGCAATAAATCACCACTATCAACTAAAGTACCTATTAGTTTATTAAGATTGACAAAATTATATGACTTTGCTAACTTACCAGTAGCCAAAGTAATTTCACTTAAAATAGTAGTTTCAGCTTTCTTCGACACAAAGTATATGTCAGCAGGGCTCCATTTATTAATATCACCAAAATAACCACCATCATTTTTGTTCGCAACATCAAAAAGTGAAGCTACATTTTCCATAGCGTTTGAGGACCTACCTTTTTCTTTTGCGCCACCACGAACATACATTATATCTTGCCATTTAGGTGCTTGTATTTTAGAAAATTTTGTACTGATAGTTTTAATATCATGTATCAATTTCTTAGCAATATTAAGTGATGATTCATACCAGCCATCAGCAGTATTTAAAAAAGATTCAATCTGTTTTAAAGTAATCTGCGGCATGTTCGTTTTAGCATAACAATCATCTATGACTTTACCATAATGTTTTTTGAAATCGTTATAAGTCGGAAGTTTAGTTAAATCGAATTCTTTTTGAACCTTTGCATAACCTAAGTAATCTGCAATAGCACAAAATAATGCTTGAGCCGCTTCGCCTTCTTTTGGTGAGTCTGCCATTAAATACTCCTATGATTTTATTGGAGTATTTATACTATCACAACTGCCGTATTATGTCAAGCGAAAAATGAATCTAGGGTATTCTTTTCTGTCTTTGGATATTCAGAATTTCCTTTACGAAACACCCATATCGGTTCAATAAACACATCTTTCAATTCTACGGCATTGGGTCTGGCCATCATACGCATACCTATCTTGCCAACATAAAAAGAGTCTTCAAATGATGCAAAGTGTTCAACCATGTCATCACACAGAGGAAGTCTTTTCGACCCTTTTGTGCGTGGTTCAATAATGTTTATCATCATATAACCATCTTGTTTGATTGTCTTCCAAACTGTCTCAGTTACCTTAAAGAAGAAATCATATTTCCATCCATTGAATGAATCATATCTCGACCATGATTGATTGGCAGCCTTGTCAGTATCTGTTGCATACTTCTCTGTTTCAAAGTAAGGTGGTGATGTAAAATAGAAATCGAATGTATCAACATACAAATCCCAATTCACATCTTCTGATGGAAGATTCCAAATCTTTACAGTCTTCTTACCGATACATTCAAAGTAATCTGTTTTCTCAATTAGAGTTGGTTCACCACCAAGAAGTCTTTCATATGCGACACATTGTTTCTTGTACACTTCAAACACATCAGGATTTGGGTCACAACCAACATACATCTTTGTACATGGTGTGCCATAGAATCCTGCAAGTCTATCACCCCACCCGCATGATGTATCTAATACATTTTGTGCTTTATGTTTTTCATACAAGGCCTTTGCAACGGATGGTCTGAATTGTGTTGCAGTATATGTGCCTAATCTAAATGCAGTACGAAATGTAGCCTCATTCAAATCATTGTCACCCATAATACCTTCACGCCAAAAAGTCCAGTTCATCTTACTTAACCTATCTTTGTCGTTCCAGATTTCTAATGGTGCAGATGATGAATTAGAACCACATTTCATTCGGTTCATTTGCTGAAAATAATCACTCACTACATTGTAATGATTTGATTTATCAATCACACCTAATGGCATATCAGAGTATTTGTATTTGTAATTGTATCGTTCTTCAACTACATCAAAATCTTTGTACTGGTCTAAATGAGAACGATAATAGAAGTCAGTGAAATAACTTTTCACTTCATGCAACTCGCAATCATTTGTCGGAAAAGGAACATTGTTTCTATGTACATACTCAGCCAAAGATTGACGAATGTCATCTTTTTCATATGTAACAATCAATGATTTCCAATTTTCTGATTTGACATTTGGTATGCCACGACTATCACAAGTTTTAGAAAAGTAATCTACAAGTTCTTCTTTAATCATAGTTTAAATTTTTTCAATACATCATTCGCTAATGTTAAATCGGTTGCTTCTGGTTCATTATATACATCCAGCATCTTCACATCAAATCCAGTTGGTGACTTTGGATTAAATTTCAATATGATAGTTTGTTTCTCAGGATTCCACAGAGACTTATTGAAATTGATTGTTATCGTTTTCAGTTCTTTGTAGTTCAATGGTTGTTTTCCGTAGTTCATACTTTAAGACCTCCAAAGTCTTTTCTTCGTTCACGGTTACCAAATGTGTTCAGAGGTTTATCAGGAATACCTGCATCAGCAATATCTTGTTGTGCAGAATCTTCAACATCATATAGTCTCATCTTTGCACGGTCAATACCAAGAACGAATCTCTTATACAGATTAGGGTCACCATAACGATTCTTCAATTGCTTAACAAGAATCTGATTCAATGCTTCTAGTTCTTCATTTGTCACAAGAGCAAACATAAAGTCAGCAGTTGCAGGTAGACCAAAAGATTCTGAAGTATCTTCAAGGCCTGGATCCGAGTTACTGAAACCACTACGAGTTGTTTGTGTTGCAGATACAACTGGTACACTAAACTCAACAGCAAGACCACGCAGTTCTTCTGCGATTGCCTTGATGTATGAGTAACTGTTTACATTTGCACCAGGCTTAATTCTTGCAGAGCAACAAATGTTTAGATAATCAATAAAGATAATATCAGGTCTGAAATTCTTCTTCAAAGCCAAGTCATTCAACAATGCACGGAAGTGGAGTACAGATGCACCGGCAGTTGGATACTCTTTGATGATTAACTTACCTTGTGTCTTTGCTTTCAATGCAGAGAATTTTCTTGTGTAATCTTCTTTACTGATTGTTCTCAATTCATCCAAATCAATATTTAGCAAATTAGCATCAATACGTTCTGCAATCTTTTCTTCTGCCATTTCCATTGTGATGTAGAGAACATTTTGTCCTTGCGACAAATTACCTGCAGCAACGTGACACATAAACAAAGACTTACCAACACCAGTGCCAGCAAGTGCAATGTTCAATGTCTTAATTGGAAGACCACCCTTTGTAATCTTATTAAAGAGGTCAAGGTCAAAACGAATACGTGATTCTACTTTGTGGTATGAATCATAACGAGAATCATAATCTTGTGTGTAATCATGCCCGATGTTATTATCAAATGAAACACCAAGAGCATCACTTAGAAGTTGTGGGATTTCTCCCTTAGTTCTTTTTTCACCCCTACTATCCAAAATGGAAACAGATTCCATAATGGCATTGTAGATGGCTTTATCTTGGCAAAACTTTTCAGTTTGTTCAATCAGCCATTGTGTTTCAGTTGGTTCATCTCTATCTGAATGTACTTTGTTTAGTAATTCGATTGCCTCTTGTACTTGAGGCTCAGTTAGATTTTTCTTCTCTGTGAAATTGATTACAAGTGCCTCATGGGTAGGAGGATTCTTGTACTGATTAATGAATTCAAATATTTCTTTGAATACTACCTTTTCGGTGTTGTCAGAGAAATAATCTGGTCGAATGAATGGCAATACTTTACGAATGTATTCTTCATTATAAATCAAGTTCTTTAGTATTGTCGTTTCTAATCTGTTCATTTTGAGCCGTTATAATTACACTAAGTATGTCACCCATGATTGTATGCAATTTTGGATCGTTTGTCAAGTCATCAATGTCTTGTTCACCTGGATGAACAATCGTATATCCGAATTGCAAACGAGCAAATTCACCTTCTTCTACAATCTTCGCTTTGTGATAATGGTATATCACCCCTTTATATTCTTCTACAAGGAGTTCTATACCAGTTAAATCACTGTCTTTGAAGTTGATAAAATTATAATCAACGCCCTCTTTAAGCATCTTCTGTTTCTTCCAGAACAGGAGTTTCTCCCATAATGTTCCCATATGCAATCTCATATTTTTGTTTAATGAAGTCTTTGAATTTGGAATCTTTTAGGATAGATTCCATAAACTCAGCATTTGCAGTATCAGCGATACGTTTCTTATCACCAATCTCGCCTGTCTTCTGGTCTACCTTTGCATACCAACCATTGGTTGGCTTGACCACATGCCCGGATTCCATCGCAAGGTCAAGTAGACCAGAGTACTTACTAATACCACCATCAAAAGATACAGAGATAGGTATTTTAGATTTTTCTTTAACATATCTAGATTTTTCTACGTTGATAATGAAGTTGTAACCAACAATTTCTGTTCCGTCTTTTTCTTGTTGACGGCCGATGATATAGATGTTGTCAGCAGAGTAGTAAGAACCTGTACCACCGCCAACGATATCTTTCGGGAACATACCAATCTCTTTGTAGGTGTGATTAACAACAACCATTGGAATGTCTTTGATGTTCAAGTGTGGAGTTACCATACGGAACAAACTCTTAACTTGTTTTGCACGACTCATATCAGCAACTGATTTGCCTTCTAGTGCATCTTCAACTTCTTTCTTTGATGCAAGATTACCAATAGAATCAAGAATGATAATCAATTTATCACCACGATTCACCTCAGATAATTGTTGCATGATATCAAACTTCAACTGTTCAATGTCAGTCAAAGGTGTATGCAATACTCTGTCCATATCAATCTCAAATGTTTCAAAGTATTTTACTGGTGTACCAAACTCTGAATCATAGAATAAAAGGACTGCCTCAGGGTATTTGTCCATATACGATTTCGCCATTAGCAAACTGAAGGCAGTCTTAAAGTGTTTTGATGGTCCTGCCCACATTGTAAGACCAGGCACAATACCACCATCAAGTCTTCCAGATAGTGCCACATTAATCATTGGCACACCTGTTGTAACCATATCTTTCTCAGTAAAGAATTTTGACTTAGATAGAATCGCACTATCTTTAATCGTTGAATTCTTTTTAATCTTATCCAATAAACTCATTTAAAATCTCCATTCATTTTGGTAATCTGTGTTTTAGGTATAACTTCGTTTCTATCATCCGCCATGAATGATTCTACACTAATAGTAGGGGTGCTGTCAAGTTCTTTTTTCTTCTTTACCTTCTTAGTCGGTTCTACTTCAACTGGTATCTTTAGTCTTTGGTATGTTTGATTTGATGCAATCAATAACAACACTGCCAATGGGTCGAATACGATAATGATAATTAGAATTATACTTCGTACTGCTTTATCTATGAAGTTAGGGTCATCCTTACTATAGAATAACTCGGCTATGTACTTGATAGGACCAATTTCTGCCGTTAGTTTGTTTTCTTCTGATAACAAAGGTAACTTATCAGTTGAAATTCTTTTGAGTTCTGCCTGTGTTTCTTGGATTTGTACATCAATCTTCCGTGTTGCAGTTGCTGGGTCGCCTGCTCTTTGCAATAGATAATTCAATCTTTCTTTTGCAATCTTCTCTTGTGATTCTAGTGTTTTTAATTGAACACTATTTGCACCAACAACAATGTTTGTATCAAGGTGTGCCTTTGAAAGATAACCAAAGATACCCATTGATGTAATCAACATTAAAAGAATGATGGCACCTAAAAAATAATAACGCATTATCTTTACAGTATCATTCCAGTTGTTATACAACCAAGATACTGTTATCAACTTTGATGCTTCAAGTACAGAACCCATAATGATAATTGGCCAGTATGAACCTGGAAATATCTGTGCGAGTCCGATAACAGAATAGTATGCTGCAATCGCTGATAATCCTATTGCAGTTAGAAATGGTAACAGTACTTGTATCATGGGTTCTTCTTTGAATGTGGAACATCAAACACAAAGGTAATTCTCGTACAATCTCCTATGTTTTTTGTTCCGTGCATTAATTTGTTATTGAACCAAAGTAAAGTACCTGGTTCAACGATTACAGTTTCTCCACCAACAGTGTATTCATATCGGCCTTGAATTGATAAATGATATCTATCCTTAGTTTGATAGTATGAACCAATATCAATATGTTGACCGACTTCACCACCTTTTTCTAGTGATAGGAAACCGCATCTGCAAAAACTATGAAAGTGCCTTCTGAGAAACTGAATGACTTCTGTGTGTCTATCATATGCTGGTGTTGCAATATTAATTTCACTATCACCAACGAATTGATTTACGTCAGTGACAGCACCAATAACTAATTGCATAACACCAGCAGGTAGATTCATAAAGCCTTTGTCTAACAAAGACTTAGCGCCTTCAATGTTTTTTTGAGCACCCCAATCTTCAGGATACTTTTCTAACTGTCTCATTATTTTTGAGACATTGATACCTGTTTTAATGATACGGATATTATCCAAAGAAACTCTCCAGTGAATTCTGTTTCTCAATTGTCCAATTCATACAATCTAAAATCACTTTGATGGGCTCAAGGAATGACTTTTCAAATTGCATATCATAGTCAACATAGTCATGCATACCAAACTCTTTAGGTAATCTATTTGGAAATGATATGACTGTATCTTTGAAAGGATTAGGTTGTTTCAGATACGTGAATTTAAGTTTCTCACCCTCTTGTATCAGAGCATAAGTCTTTGTCAAATTCATCTGTTTCAAATAATGATTATAAAGAATTGCACCCTTAACATGAATAGGTGTGCCTTTCTTATACATCATAACTGAATCAGCATATTCTTTCAGACCATTTACACCTCTTGGAAAAGAAATGTCTTCTGGTGGCAACTTCTTAAACTCTTGTCTAAAGTCTTCAATAAAAGTATGTAGGTCTTCTTGTGTACCATTAATCATAATCTTAATAGTCTGTTTCATCTTCTCACGGATAGCCGCAGGTGTAGATGACTTAATCATTTCAAGACCCATAACTTTCATTTGAGGTTCTTTATACGCAACTCCCTCATTGTTATACACGTTTAGAATGTATCGTTTCTTGGCAGTCCAAATACCTTTGTTCGCCAATGCCTCACGTTTCATTTGCATTTTTTGTGCGTATGCGTGAACATACGTAGCAAGCTCCTGATAACTCTGGTCAATGTACGGTTGTATCTTATATTCACAGACACGGTCCATGAAGGAGATAATCTGATTAACATCCGTCTTCTCAGAATACACCTTGTTAACAAGTGGACCAAGACGGAGATAAATCGAATCTGTGTCTGAGGCGATAACGTAATCTTCATTCGTCTTCAATAGGTTATTCAGATAGTTGTTGAGTTTCTTCTCAATCCATCGAATAGAAAACTGACCAGCAGTAGTAACACCAAGAGCCATACGCAGGTCATAGAACCTAAAGTATTGTGACCCTAGAGCACCATAGGCACTGTTTAGTGAAACTTTCTTTGCAAGTTGCAAGTTGTCATATCGAGCAATCTTATTTTTTAATTCTTTCTTTTTGTTCGGGTCAGTTTCGACTTCATAGTCTTTCTTCGCCTGAATCATCATCTTCTTAAACTTACTTCGGTCAACATACATTTCTTCTAACATCTTAGGTAAGAAACCTTGTTTGTCAGTACGGAAGAATTGACCATTAGGTGTAAGTGTGACATTCGTTAGTTTGGAAGTATCAACTTCTTTTTCTAACAACTTGTCAACAGTAACGCCACGCATAATTACTTCACGCATTTCTGGTGTGTAATCAGAAACTTCAACCAATGTCTCTGGTGAGATATTGTATTGCATCATCAAGTGTGGATACAAACTGTTCAAGTCAAACGATGCTACATAATTATGTAGTCCGACTTGTGGCACTTTAACATATGCACCCTCAAAGGCTGATGACTTATGTTTTTCTTCTTTCGGTGGCACAATGATGTTCTTCTGCAACAAGTAATTGTAGATTAGAGCATCCCACATTCTTGTTTGTGCAAAGATATCTTCAAAGTTTGTTTTAGTATCATACGCAAGAGTAAGACCCAATTCAATCAACTTCAGTTTGTTCTCAAGTTTAAAAATCAACACAACGTCTTTGATGTTGTACTCAATAAACTTTTGATGATTCAATCGGTACAATGCATGTAGATTATCATACTCATCATATGAAATCTTGCCTTCACCAAGTTCTACTTGTGCAATCGCATCTAGTCTATATGACTCTTGTGATTTACCACCTGGCGCATACCATCTGTATAACTCAATATAGTCTAGTGTAGATACACCGACCAATTCATATGCAGTCAACTCTTGGTTGTTCATAATAGCTTTTCGGCTACTGATATAATTCCATGGTGACAACTTCTTAGTATTGTCTTCACCAAGAATCTTATTGAAACGATTAATCAAATATGGAATATCAAAGAACTTAATGTTCCATCCTGAAATTACATCAGGGCAATTCTCTTCCCAAAAACGCAGGAACTTTTTGCATAGATTATATTCGTCTTCACACTTGACATAGGTTACATTCGTAGTATCATTTTCTTTGTCAAGGTTCTTATCATAATCACCACAACCAAACACAACTGTTTGACCATTGAGATACTTAATACAAATCGCAGTGATTGGTTCGTTTGCAAGATATGGGTCGGGGAATCCATTCTCAGAACCAACTTCAATATCTATTACTGCAATTGAAAGGTCTTCAATCTTCCATTCAACCATTTCTTTTTGTTCATCAGCAATGAACGCATAGGTATAGTTACTGTTGCCAAAGATTTTAAAGTTCTGTACTTCTTTATACCTATTTACGAAATCACGAGCATCACGAATGTTTTCAAACTTCATTGGCTCGAGATATTCACCATCTAATGATGTGAATTTTGTTTGTTTGTTGGATGGCAAAAACAAAGTCGGCGTGTAAGCAATTTCCAACTTAACACGCCGTCCTTCTTTTACCCCACGATAAAGAATGTTGTTGCCTATTGCGGCAACATTAGTATAATAATTCATTCAATCATTATATCAGAATTTAGGAATAGAAGAGGCAATTTGAATTCCTGAACCAAATACTTGATTGTATTGGTTTGCCAACTCAACAATAGGTGTTGTAGTGCATTGAATGTTTTCTTTAGGCAATGAAATGCCTGTTTTGAATTCTTCAGAAAATTCTAAGAAAGGAGAAAAACCCATCATCGGACCATCTTTAGTTGGCTGTACAATAACCTGTACAGTTTGTTTCAATGTAATGTGAGTAGGAGTTTCACTTACAACTTCACCAAGAATGGTTTGATTAGTTTTGAATGTTATTAGTTTTATCATAATATTTTATTTCTATAATTGTATTGATTGGTTGCTGATTAGAGAAATCAGTCGCTTCTTTTAGAGTATCAAACTCCTTAGAAGCAACTGCTTTAGAGCCACCAAGTAAATAGGTGACTCTATACATTTACCATAGTCCTCTCTGGTAAGACACCGATGGTAACCCATCGTTTGGGGAACAGCATTTCCCTTCCACGATAGTCGTTCATATCTGCGGTTGGGTCTTGAACCCATCCAAGAACTTCGACTTGTTTGTCGAACTCACGCAGGTACAAATCGTACCTGTCTGCTCTTGGCATTTTGAATTCAACTGCCAACTTCTTTGCTACTTCACGAATATTCATATTCTCTTTCTTTGTTTGTAACATAAAAAAACATTATAACATAAACAATGTTAGATGACAAGGATTATGTTAGATGTTTGCCTTAACAAATTTAGTAAAATCAGGTTTAGTCCAACCTTCAGGTTTCAAAATCTTGCCGTCTTCACGTTTGATAACTTTGCGTGTTTCTTTGTCGATTTTTCTGAGATTACTTAGCGCACCTTCATCCCAAATGCCATTACAATCCCAACCACGAGAGTGCATGTAACCAACAATAACCCAAAGCATATCAAAGCAAGCGTCAATTGTTTCCACATCATCATTATATTGTCTTGCAGAAATAAATTCTTCATATTCTTCTACAATTAATTTATGATATAGTGCTGCTTGTTCTTTGTTATCTTCACGAATGGTTTGTCCGGCTGCAGCCATAAAAACACTTACATCATTAAATACTTTACTCATTTGATTTTCCAAAATTTCTAGTCACTTCTGATTGATATGTTCGTTGTCTCAATTCGGAAGAACTGAAACGATGTGAACGGGAATTGTACCAAATTTTGATACCACGGTCTTCACAGATTTGTTTACCTGTAAAATCTTTGTCTTTATATTCTTCACCAATGATGCGAACACCAATCGGAAGAAACATCAACATATCTTCTAAGTCTTTTTCGGTGTTGTAGACAATAATTTCATCTACAAACTTAACCGCAGAGAGTTGGACATGTCGTTCAACAATAGACTGTACTGGTTTGTTTTTAGTTCCTGGTCTATCAATAGTTGGGTCACTTTGAACACCAACAATCAAGTAGTCACAAACTTGTTTACATTCAGCCAACATAAGAATATGTCCTGCATGAAGTAAATCAAAAGTTGAACAGGTAAAACCTACTGGTTTACCAATCATATTATCTGGCATAACTAACATACTCATTCAACCTCTGAACCATTATCATAACCACGAGCATAATCTTCTGCATCTGCTTCTGCATTTTCAACATCATCATAAGGATTATAAAATTCTTCTTTAGTTATTGCAGAATTATAACCCTGTATGTAAGGTGCTTGTTCATAGAGAACAATTTTTTTCTTAGCCATATTTTCTTTCTCTTTAGTAATATTTTTCAAATGCACTACACCTTCTATCATTGAAATTTTGATTACATCACCTGGTTTCCAGCCAAGGTCTTTAATCATTTCATCTGAGAATTGAAGTATTGCATCACCGTTCTTACAAACATCAACAACTTCTGCACTATATTTTTTCAACTGTCACTCCTGCTTTTTGTAGAAACGAGATGCCATCATCACTCCGATAAGAGTTGCGATATAGAACATGGCTAATGCCACTTTGGTATACCAGTTTGGCACAATCCATACATGGAGCATGGGTAATAAACATAGTAGCACCCAAACCAGATTCGTTAGACTTAGCAAGTTTTGCAATCGCATTTGTTTCAGCATGAATCACCTCTGGTTTAGTTTTTAATTCTTTGGTAAAATTATTGTAATCATATCTCGGATCACTTGGATTAACATTGACAGCTTCTTCACAATTGTTATCCCAACCAGAAGGCATTCCATTGTAACCAATAGAAATGATTCTATCATCTTTAACTACAATAGCACCAACATGAAGTCTTATTGCGGTAGAACATTCAGCGAATGTCTCCGCAGTCTTCATATATGCATCAAGCAGGTTCTTTTTCATGTAACTTCTTTTTACGTTCAAACACTTGCGACCCAACAAGTTGAGCCTCAATCATTGCATTTTTATATGCATGTCGAGCAACAGGGTCAACAAAAGTTGCCATGATTCGTTTAGTTTGTTTTGAAATGCGGAAGTTTTTATCTCTTTTTAACATAGTATAATTATACACCAAAATAATAAAGTTGTGAGGCAATAATAGGGGTCATTGCGACCCCTACCGCTTATGCTGCTTCTTGAAGCAGTTTAGGATTACTGAAATTTAGTTCGGTACTAAACTCAATTTTCCTTGGTTTCTTATGGTCAGGAATTACATTCTCTAAACCAATTTTAAGAATACCATCTTTGAATTGGGCACCACGTACCTCAATCGTTTCACTCAATCTAATCGACTTGGTGAAAGAACGAGTTGCAATGCCACGATACAAATAGTCCACTTCTTTCTGGTCTTTCTTTTCACCCCTAACGATTAGTGTACCGTCTTGGAGTTCAACATCGACCTCATCTTGTCCAAAACCTGCAACAGCCATTTCAACGACATACTTGTTGTCATCTACTTTGATGATGTTGTGAGGTGGGAAAGATGTGTTTCTTTGTGGCGCAGTACCTTCAACAAGTCTTTCGAGCTCATTGAACAAGTTATCAAAGCCAACAAATTGTGGATATAATGTTGTAAAGCGTGTCATAGTTTTCTCCTATTAAGCGAGTTGATGAAATGTGACCCCGAAGGCGTCACAATCCAGCTTACCTTATACTGGCTCGAACTTTCGTGTCGAGGGTGTAATTACACGGACGCCTTATGCCGTAGCGACCAACGGAACCTAAGGTAGGTATTCTATTATTTATTTAGTAATCTTGAGGTTTTTTACCAATGTTATATTTGGTAATCAACTCCCAATCATCTTTTTCCCTAAATGAAATAATCTTTACTTGGTGTAATGGTGCGATGTTATCTTTCATAAGTTCTTTATTTAAGATTTTAACAAGACCCCATTCTTCCAATAAGTTTGCAATTGCATTACGTCTTTGAATATCGTTCTCAGAAATGTTGGATGGTTTACCATCTAGTGCAAACAATTCTTTGAAATGAACAATATAATATTTACCCTGTTTATGTAAAATGTGACAAGACTGGTATAAAACTTTTTCTTTGCGTGATGAAACACCAATTCGTGTTAGAGTTTCACGAACCTTTAAAAAATTATCTTGTTCATTGAGAGTGACTTCAATGAATTTGGCCAAATCAACCATATCATTTCCTTAATCCACCTGTATCGGTTTGTTCTTTTAATTTTTGGATTTGTTCATTACTAAGGAGGCGCATGGCATCACGAGCTTTTTGGTCTGACAGACCGAATACTTGCTTAATACATTCTAAATCATCACTTTTTTCAGCCTTAACCCACTTAGCAAAAGGTCTTTTCTGTGACCTTATCGTATTTAGTAAAAAGTCATATTGTAACTTTTTATCTGTTTGATGCCTACGATTCATTTCGTTTGCATACAAGATACAATCTTTATGATAAGATAGGCTACGATTTACTAGAAATGGTTGATAGTCTTTTTCTGTCAGTTCATCTACGATTAGATTCTTCTTGTTTTGAAGAACCGAGTTTACATAATCAAATGGGCTCATGTCAGCATCCTAATCAAACCGATTGAGTCAATCGTGGTTAAGAGTACATAATTGGCAAGCATGCCAAATGATTTCCTAGTGTAAGCAGCCCAAGCGTACATAGCACAACCAGAAATCCATACAGGATACAAAGCAAGAAGAGGTGGATTAGGTACGGTAACCGCCATAGTAATACTGCACCCAATACTAATAGCCCAAGCCATGAGCTCAATAACAAAACGAAAGCGATTACTGTTCCAATCATTACGAATCCATTCAAAGGTAGGTCTAAACAATTCAATCATAGAAACTCACATTCGACCATCAGTTCGGTCAGACATGCGACAAGATTGATTTCAGTATCAGCAACAAAGGCGTTCTTATATTGATAGTCAGCAATAATCACCACTGCTTGTGGGATAGATTGTGGTTTCATAAAGTCATACAAGGAATCATATAACTGACGGAACATTGTGTTAGTATCCAAATCAGTAGATGCGACCCACTTACGAATTGCAGTGAAGTCTTTGTCTTTGATATGTTTAGTAATCTCTGTCAGTTGAACATTACCAATCTGTGAAAGAACACCAGTATCAATCTTACCAAACTGTGAGTATCGTTGCAACTCATTCAGAATACGGCGATTGTCTGGAAAGTGTTTCTTGATTAGTTCTGCAATTACCTTGTCATCATACTCAACTTTTTCACTTTGCAAAATTGACTGAATTCTCTTAAAGAATCCACCTGCCATCTGAGCCTTCTCATTGTTCTTTAGTGTGAAGTCAATCACAGCACAGCGAGAATGTAATGGTTCAATGATACGTGTTTTGTAATTACAAGTAAAGATGAATGAGCAGTTGACTGCAAATTCTTCAATTGCATTACGCAAAGCAGGTTGTGTTGAGTTTGGATTTAGATAATCTGCCTCATCAATAATGATGACCTTACGACCACCAGATAATGACATAGATGAAGCATAGTTTTTAATCTTGGTACGAAATGTATCAATACCAGATTCATCTGAACCGTTAATGACCATGAAGTCACATCCGATTTCGTTACACATAGCCTTGGCGACTGTTGTCTTACCAACGCCAGCACCACCACTCAACAATAGATTAGGAATATTATGTTGATTCACATACTCCTGAAAAGGTTGTTTCAGCCGTTCAGGTAGAATACAATCTTCAATTGTTTGAGGGCGATACTTCTCTGTCCATAATAAATGTTCCATACACCACTTTCATAATAAAATAATTCACATTAAGATTCAATAGCAACTCTGTGCCATTCATCTCCAATTTTCATCCACAAACGATTGTCTTTACCGACAGTCATAGAAACACGGTGTGTAACTTCTTCATTCCAACCATTGACATAGAATGTATGTTGACCCATAGTTGGTTCTGGTGCTTTAGGTTTCTCACCATATGCTCCTGTAAATTGAATAGTTATTGCATTAATAGGTGGTGCAAGATGACTAATGTCTTTATGTTCAGTAGCCATTTCTTTATGACTAATGTCTTTATGTTCAGTAGCCATTTCTTTCACTTGTTTGTAAGAAGCAGCACCAACAACAAAGGCACCAATGATGCCTGCACCTTTGAGAAAATTACGCCTCTGTTCCATGATTAAGCCTTTTCAAATTTAGAACCGGACTCTGTTGTAATCCAGTATTTAAGAGGATTAGTTTTGTGTTGGAAGTGTGAAATTCCTTTTGATGAAATTGCAACTTCATATGCACCAGGCATAATCTTAGTCAAGTTTTCTGTTTTGAAAACCATACGATACTTGCTACCATCACCTTCTGTCAAGTCAAGTGAATCAGTATGTGCGGAATCGTTTTGCAAATCTAAGGTTACGATGGTAACTTTCTTGCCGTCTGATTCAATAGCAATCTGTGGTGAAGATAGTACAGAAGCAGCACGGAGAATCCAGTCAAAGTCTTCAGCCGACAAACTGAATTTAATCTCTGCATCAGGCATTGAGATTGCTTTCTCTGGTGGGGTAACAATCATAGTAGGTTCACAGAACCGATACTTGATTTTGGAACGACCTTTGTTGCCACAGATAACAACATGTTTATCATCAAACTCAAATGATGGGTCGTCTTTGTGTAGAGATACAACCGACAGGAAGTTGTTCAGGTCATAGACACCAAACTCTGCGGGAATATCTTCTTTGATTGTAACTTCTGCAAGAATGTTCTTGTGTGAAGAAACTGTTTTAAGTGTTTTGCCTTTTTTGAACATGATGCCTTGATTGATGGCACCAAAGTTCTTTAAGACGGAGATTGTTTCAGTTGATAATTTCATAATATAACTCCAAAAAATTAATTCGATGTATCTAAAGAATACATTATATCATGTTCATATAGAAACATGAGGCAACACATAGCGTGAGCTAGGTGATGTTTGCCGGACTCAGGGTCGAGAATCTCACCCTTTTTCCATGCCCATAGATGCCGTTGAAGTGCATCATAGTACCTGCGTTTAGAATCAGGCACTCTTTTCCAATTATCTCTCTCATACTTCTGAGCACCAAAGGTAAGTACATCAACAGTAGCTTCAAGTGCAACAGGTGGCAACAAACCATATTCTAGTTTGTCACCATCAAATTTACGACCACCTGTTGTTGCAGTTTGTGAGGCTTTTACTTCATCAAAAGCAGTTGTAATCATAATTTATAGTTTTCCCTTTATTAAACTTCTTCTAATTCTTCAACATCAAAGTAACGAGAAAGATTAGCTGAAGTCCTAGATTGATTAAAGTTTTCAATCTTCTGGTCATTTTTACCAAAGATAATTAATTTGCCATCATCTTCACATAAGTTAACAATGTTTGCAGGCATAACACCATACAACTTGATTGGTGAATCTGTGAATTGTGTACCTTTGAAGAAACCAAAACTTATTTGTGACAATTTAAGATACCATTCATTTTTGAATTTCTTAATCTTATTGACATATGTTTTTGGTCTGTCCCATCCAGTCAAGTAACCAGTGTGTAATACAACACGAATTTCTTTACCAGGATTTTCTTGTGCAAGTTTTGAAGCAGCAAATAAAGCCTTAGAAGTAACTTCAGCAGATACAACCAAATACATTACATGTCCGACTGAAATATAATTATTCTTTTTCATCCAAACATCTGCTTCTTCTGGCGTCCAAGATTCAACTTCTAATCCAGCATTTGTATTACTGTAGTGATTAAAAATTCTTGAAGCAATATCGTCACGCTTTTGTTTGGCAAAACTTTTTGCTCGTTTATTAACCCAAGCAAGAATTGCACTCTGACTTGGCTCTAGAGTTCCTCTGGCAACTTTTTTCTTTCCAACTTCAAAGAAGTCTGCTTGTACATTATAACCAGCAGTATAAGGTTCTTCATTACCTTCTAAACCAAAATCTTCAATTGCATCATCTTGTAACTCAACATCATTTTCATGTTCGCCTACAAATTTATACAAACGAACAATTCGATTTCCATATTTTACTTCTAGGAGAATTTTATCTTTTGTTCTTCCATCGAGGAAGATAATTTTGTTGTTTCTTTGTATAACAGAAATGGGGCTACAAAAAAGTTTCCATCCTGTTTCAAAAATATCTCTTGCCAATTCTTCACGTTTTTGATTACCACCAGAGGCACGGGTAGGTTGTGAACTACCGATTGTGCCTTCTCTTGTCAAGGCTTTTGCATCAATTATAATAGTGTCAACATATTCAATACCTTCAGGCAAAGAATATTCTGTTCCATCATAAAGTTTATAGAACTGTGGATAAGCGTCTATGTTTAGAAGACTCTTTACATTTTCTAAATCTTCCTCTGTGAAAGACCCATTCTTGGTAATTTCTTTAATCATATTTTTTTTCATTTTTTTCCCTATATAAAATTTAATGTGGTTTTTACCCACGGTGTTTTTTACACACCATACTAACACACCAAAATTATTAGTTTTGGTTGTCTGTTTTAGAAACAGACTAAGGAGATTTTACTCCCCTTATTCTTTACAATTTACCAGTATAATTCGCAACAGCAGGCATGTTACCTGTAAATGCGTAAGTGCCAATGTGTTGTGTTTTCATCCAAGGGCATAAGAAAATTGTGCCACCCATTTTACGCCACATTTGACAGAACATATAATCTTCGGAAAGATATCGTTCAGAACCACCACCAACGATTGATTCTTTGGTGTCAATTACTGTATCAAAGTAAGCATGAATGTATCGTGAGCCGTCAAAGTTCATTTGTCCAACGTGGTCTGGTTTGTAACGAATAGAAGGATATTCTTCTTTCATCTTGTCAAACACTTCACGTTTCACCATCATAAAACCTGTACCAATTTCCATGACTTCAAGTGGTTCGGTAACAGAGAATGTGGATGTTCCTTTTACAACATTGAACACATACTCACCAACTAAGTTCTCTAACTCTTTTGGTTCTAGGTCTGGATGTTTTCTTGCTGCATGAGCAATGTTACTCCAATTCATAGACTTCTTGGGATAAGGACCACCAGCAACATCTTTGTCGAGTGCCAACAAAGCAATTACGTCTTGTGCATTGAAGTGAATATCTGAATCAATAAAAAGTAAGTGTGTGTAATCTGTGCGTAGAAACTCGTCAACCAAATAATTGCGAGCTCTTGTGATTAGTGATTCATTAAACAGGAATGAAAACTTAACTTCGATTCCATAGCGATGCATTGTTGTCTGTAGGTCTAGGCAAGACTTCATATATAAACCGTGATTCATTCCACCGTACATAGGAGTGGCAACAAACAGTTTATGTTTTTTCAAATCATCAATTTTAACTTGTATTTCCATAATAACCTTATAATAAAAAAAGAAGCGATACTATTATATATCGCTTCTTTGAGGCTTTTCCTAAGAAATTTTAGGCAAAAGCACGTTCACCTTGTGAACGGATTGCAGCAATGCCTGCAGCGACCATGCGCTTAGTTGGTGTGCCCAAACGGTAGAAAGAAACTTTCTCTCCGCTTGTATTGATACGGCTGTTCAAGTAGATTGCATTACCTTCATTACGCAACTCATTGATGGTTGCGGATGGGTTTGCAACACCGAAAACTGACTGCATTTTGTTTGCGGTCAAAGTGTTGTAAGAACCTTCTTTAGAAAGATAGGCAAGGACTTTAGATTTTGTTGTCATATAGACTCCATGATAAAAACGAATCGCTAAAAAAATTATTTGAGAGGCGACTCAATCCCTCAAATGATGTGTAAGTATAACATAAAAAAAATAGTGCGTCAATACTTTTTAAGGTAAAGAACGCACTATTGCCCTAATTAAAATGGGATATCATCCTCATTAATTTCAGGTTCTTCTGTCATTGTAGTGGCAAGAATCACTTCGGTATTTGCACCTGCATCGACTTTGGTATACAGGTCAAGGAATGATGCCTTAGTGTCAGCATCAAAACGGTTCAAACACAAACCGATGGACTTCATCTTATCACCAAAGATACCATATGTTTCAACAATGTGTACCAAACGGCGAGTAGAAATCACTTCATCACAACCGCCGTCAGCGAATGTTTTACGAATAACATCAGCCCATGTAACAAGTTTCTCAGCGAAATCAGTGTCAGCACGACCAACAGAGGTCAATTCTTTTTCGATAATCTTCCGTTCAACTTTGACTGGAGGGAATTCTTGTTCCATTGTTGTACGGAATCGTTCTAAGAAAGCCTCATTCAATACGTTGGTGAACATATAACGACCATCATCAGAACCTTTACCTTTTGTATTTGCAGTAGCGAATACAGTAAATCCTGCGGCAGGTACAATCATCTCACCTTTCTTTTTCAACATGAAAGGTTTACCTTCAAGTACACGTTGCAAAGAGGAAAGGTTTTGAGCACCATAATCAATTTCATCAATACACAAAACAGCACCCTGGCGAGCAGCAGTTGTAACTGGACCGTCACGCCATTCCATATTACCATTAATCAAAACATAGTTACCGAGTAAATCACTTTCATCGGTTTCAGGTGTCATTGATACGCAAACAAATTTACGTTTAGACTTGGCACAAGCCTGTTCAATCGACATTGTTTTACCGTTACCAGAATGACCAGTAATGAAAACAGGAAAGAATCGTTGTGCATTTACAATCGAAAGCACATCTTCAAAGTTGCCGAACGGCACATAATTTTTATATGATTTAGGAACCAAATCAGTAGAGTCCAAATCTGTTTGAACATTCTGAATACGGTTCTCAGATTTTTCTACTTGTTTAGTCATAGGTAAAACTTGAGCTGTCATTGCAATTGCGGGAGTGGAAGGGACTTTGTATTGACCACGACCGATACGATTTTCTGGATTGTTAACAAACCACTGAGCAGTAATACCCACTGATTTACAAATTTCTTTAACTTCGTTGCGAGTAACAATTGGTTTACCCAATTTAGTTAGGCGACTTAAAAATTCATCACGAAGCTCAACACGATTAGTCATTACAAATTCCTTTTAATTCACAAGATACACATAGTATAACACAGTGGGCAGATTTGTCAAGCCCCTGTGTTGCGTAGAAACAACAGGTCAAACTGCCATTCCTTGAATGAATTTGGATACTAGTACCCGATTCACTTGTTTCTTTTTTGTCATTTTCATAAAAGCATTTTTCAATTTATTTGAGGTAACTGTACCAGTAATTTCAAGTTGTTCTTCTTCGGTTTGCAAATCAGAACCACCAGAAATCAAATAGAATGAATTGTAGCCTACAGTATTTGAAATTAGGAATTTATCGGCTTTGAATTTCTTCAACAGATTTTTTTCTGTATCAAAATAACCAAACGCATTTTCTTTTCTCAAATCAGCAAGAGATTTACCATCATCAAAAAAGTAACGATTACGAATTGAATTTTTTGACACAGAGTACCGTGAACCGAGAATGAAGAATCCAAACACTTTGGATTTTCCAACAACACGAACCCATTCTAATGCAGCACGTAACAATTCCTCATTGGTATAATGAGAATAACTCTTTTCTGGATTTTGTTTCATTACATATTGAAATTTGTTTTTACGGTCACGCACAATAACATTGTAAGTCCGCAAATCAAAACTATATGACCAAACTTTTTTAATCATTTTACCGTTATGGTCTTTGTGGTCAACTTCAACATAATGGGAAGAAGCAGTATCAGCATCACCATCATGTACAATAATCAAACTGGTCAAATCAACATTGTTAGATTTACGGAAGTTATCCATAATTGAACCGATTGCAAATACAGCCTGAACCAAAGGTGTGTTAGAAAGATTCTCACTAGCAGGGCGTCTAACACGATTTTGATATCTTATAACACTGTAGGATTGTTTCAACAAAATCATGTTTCGCAAACACTTAGTGAATTCGGTATTTGACATTTTAGAATTCAAGTACTCACGTAATTGAACATTAGAAAAACCTAATTCACCAGGATTATTAGAGAATGAAATGTCTTCATTATAAGCATCTAGGTCAAGATTACGGTCAAAATTGTATGTTGAAATACAATCAGTGAAACCAAACACACGGAAAGGAATATTCACTTTGCGACAGAACAGGGAAAGAACCAGAATCTGTTCAATTGAACCTTCCATATTTTCAGACATAGAACCAGAACAATCAAGCAACAATACAAGACCGTGTGACTTGCCTTTTGGTATCATCATCACTTTGCGGAAAATGTTATCATCAAATTTATAATTGGACAATTTGTTGATATCAATGTCACCAGTGTCAGACAATTTAGATTTACTAAACGCCTTGGCAGCCTTACGCATTTCAAACTCTTTAGCAAGCAGACCAATGTAACGGTCATTCTTATTCTTGAAATCGTTCACTAATCCTTGAACATATGCGTTATCAAAATAACCACCTTCAATTTGTTCATCGAAACCTATAGTCAACAATTCATGTACACGTTTAGCACTTGTAAATACATTCTTAGCATTTACAGTAGGCACATCCACATAAAGGTATGGTTTGCATTTTGCATCAAGCAATGAATTTTCATTCTGGCGATAAGAGTCGTCAGTACTACATTCAGGTGTAAATTGGTCACGTTGTGATTCTACCGATTCTTTGTATCGGTCAAGCTCATTGATTGTTTCTGATTCGGTTTCTTCCGTATCTTCTTCTTCTTCTGTATCGTCTGAGTCAGCATCAACATCACCAGATTCTTCTGTTTGTTTTTCTGATTTTTCATCGGATTTTTCAGAGTCGTCACTATCTTGTGGCTCACCAGTTTCATCTTCTTCCTCAGAGTATTCATAATCAGAATCGGAATTAGAATCAGTATCGGTATCATCATCAGAATTGAACATTTCAAAATCACGCATTTGTTGTTCCATGTGCATGTCGAATTGTTCATCTTTTGAATAATCGTAAATTTCACCAGTCAAGGCAAGAACATCATCCCATGTTTCAAGGTTTTGTACCTTAGTAACATAGACCATTTCTTGTGTGGTGAATTTAATATAATCAGCAGTGTATTGTGATTTTGTATAAAGATTCAGGCGTTCAATGAAAGCCAATTTGTTAACATCTTTATATTTGATACCGAAAAAGTCACGGTCAAGCAATTCTTGAAAACCTTTTTTAAAGGAAGTTTTCAGACCAGGAAATTTACGGGTTACTTTTTTCTCAATGCGAGCATCTTCCACAACATTCAGGAAAGATTTGTAGTTTTTATTTTTTGTTTTGTCAACAGCGGCATCATGCCAACCATCCGCAGGTGTATACAATGCATGACCTACTTCATGACCGCCTAAATGGTCGTACATGAAACCACTCATATCTTGCCAGATAGGAAGATATAAAACACGATTTATAGGATCGAATTTAGCCGTGTGGATTTTTTGGTGTTCGACTGTAAGATTCTCACTTGCCATTAATTTGGTCAAGAGATTTTTTTGTTCAACTGTAAAACTCATTGATTTTCCTATCTCGATTTATAAGACTATTGTAACAGAACCAATGAGGAAGTCAAGCCCCTGTTGCATGAAAGCAACAGTAATACTTTTGTTTTAAGGTTTATAAAACACAAAAATGGGTTCATATTTGAGCCACATTTTGTCGTTTATCTTACAAAAGTTTTTCGCCTTAGGCAGACCAGTCTCAGTATCAATTCTGTTACCGCCTGGCATCTGTGCAAGTGCCATTTTTATCTTGCCTTTATATATCATACCTTTAGAGGTAAGTATATCAATCGAATCTTGTTCAAGTGGCAACATCTCACCACCAAAAACTGCATCAGCAATATTCCACAAAAGATATCGGTCGTGGTTCAAATACTCAACACATGTCTCAAGCGTTTGACGTAGAAACCCATCACGCCACAAATCATATTGAGAAAACTTCTTGTATGATTGTTCAGCATCTTCTGAGTAAGCTTCTTTTGCAAAATAAGGTGGTGATGTAAAAATCATATCCAACTTACCTTTGTATTTTTTAAACTCAGGGTCTTTATGAATCTCTTCCGAACCATGTTGGAAGATTTCGTATGTGTGTGTCTTTGGATATAATCCTGTTGCACGATATGTCTTTGTATTAAAGAAGTCGGCAAACTCATGGTACTTTGTTCGGCCATTTTCTGTACTGTGGTCTTTGTTTGGATCCGTACCAATGTAATGAATGTTTCTTTCATCATCAACAGATAATGCACCCAACAATCTACCACCCCATCCTGATGATGGGTCATACAAATTAATTTGTTCTTGTGTTTTGATATGGTCAGTGTATCTCTCATACAAAAACTTTGCAGTCAATGGTGGGAAGTTAACTGCATACTGACAGAATGAAATACGGAATGCTTTTAGACCAACAGGAAATAGTTTCTGTCCTTTTTCATACAAACGAATACGGAACAACTGTGCATCTTTATGCTCAACATTCGTTGTACAGTTTGCAGGAATAAAATCTAATGCAAGCAATTCATCTTTTGTGATTCGCAGATATGTCTGGTCTTTCAATTCTTCATTGTAACCAGTGTACTCTTTATCACCTGCATTAGGTTCAATCCAGTAGTCATGCGTACCATATGCACGAGCCTTTGTTTCAAACCATTGCAGAAATTCATTGGTTGATGTTGCACGGAAAGTCAAAGAACCAATCTCAATCACCTGATTCAATTTAATTGGTGCAGAATAATGATAGAACGAATCTCTTTTGAAGTGCCGTGATGCATACGTAATGAATGTATCTAACAGTTCTTCTTTGGCAAAGTAATCGTAAATTGATTTGCCACTGTTCACATCTGCTGTGTAGTTGATACGAGTCTTCATCATGGTAGGAAACCATTGATTGACTGCATTACCAATTACACTTGTGTTCCGAATAACATCTTCTTCGCCAGTGAGTTCATCTTTAACGAGAAACTTGTGGACAGGAAAAGAAGTCATCTCATTAAACTGGTCTATGATTTCTTGTTCATCATACCCAACTCTTGGAGGTTGACCTTTTTCATCCCACAAATAGACAACTGTTTTTCTCAAATCAATAGCCCAAGCACGAAACTCATCCTTACTCATTGCAAGGATGTCCTCAAACTTCTTGTTCACATCTGATTCAAGCAGTTCTCTATTTTTTTCGTAAAAATATTTCATTCTTTGTTTTCAAATTTATATACAACACCAGGAATACTACCACCAGACCAACTGATATCACCGACATTCTTCATTCCATTTTTTTCATAAAATGCTCTTGCCCGTGTATTCGCTTCTCTGACAGTCAACCAAACAACTTTGTGCATTGAAAAGAATTCATTCAATACTTTTCTTGCATTGCCTGAACCTTGTTGTAGTGTGACAATCTGGCCAATGTGTGCATCACCTTTTTGTGATTCTAATTTACCAATTTTCTGTTTTCGTTTATACACACCAAAAACAATCACCACACCATCTTGCAGAATAACATTCTTTGCTTCGATTTTTCTTTTCAGGTAATCTTGCCGTATATGAGGAAAATATTCCTTTCTATACGGTGCAAAAATAGATTCTATCACAGACAAGTCATCTAATGTGGCAAGATTCATTTCTTTCTCCGAACGATTTTCTTAATCATTTTTTCTTGTTTTCTTTTTGCCTGTAGAATAGATGCCGCACCAACATACTTGGTAAACTTAACACCATTCAAATGGTCGAGTTCATGTAGAAAACATCTTGCAGTCAAGCCATCTAAATGTGTTTGAATTGTTTCACCTTGTTCATTTACATACTCTACTTCAATCCATTTGGGACGAGGAAAGTTTAAAAAGAAAGCAGGGAACGAAAGACAACCCTCGGTATCTTCTACAAGGTCTTCTGATACTGCAAGTACTTTTGGATTGATACATGCCATTTGAAACTGTTCTGTACCAATAACAAACACACGTTCTTTTATACCACATTGATTTGCAGCAAGACCTAATCCACTGTATAGTCTCATAGTCATCTTCAACCGTTTAGTTAAAGTGGTCATCGCAGCACTTGGCAAAGTACCTGTGTATTCAGGTACTGCAACAGACAATAAAGCATTGTTGTCATCAAAGACAGGTAAAGGATTTATTTTTTCTTCTACCTTTTTGATTCCAGAAGCTACTGCGGTATCAATTTTTAATATATCACTCATTTCATTATCCTACTAAAGTTATTTACTTTCTCAAATCGAATCACGTTACTAAATTTATCCTGTAAAATATCTCCTTTGTGAGAGATAACAAACAGGTTCACACCTTCAAGCATATGAAGAATCTTCATCAGTTCTTCAGTACCATTTGTATCTAAACTTGAATCAAACACTTCATCAAGTATCAACAAATTAGTGTTAGATGAATTCTTCAACTTGGCAACTGCACGCCATGTCAACATCAAAGCCATATCAATTCGTTGTTTTTCACCTTCACTAAAATTGTTATAGGTGAAATCATCACGATGCCTTGACTTGATTGTTTCTTTGAAAGATTCATCAAGATTAAAGTTCACAAAGAAATCTAATGATGCAAGATACTTATTCACCAACTTGTTGATGATTGGCAGATACTGTTTGATAATTTTTGTTTTTATACCAGTATCTTTTAACAGACCAGATGCTATCTCATAGTATGTCTTTTCATCAATAAGAGTTCTTAAATTACCTTTTAACTCAGTTAACGTATCATTTAATGTCTTTAATTCTAATTCTTCTATCTCTGTTGATGCCTTGTTTGTTTTTAATTCTTCAATTAATTTTTCCAACTTAGCAATGTATTTGTTTGTTTCAACAATAGAAGTGTTCTTGGTTGCAATCTCAATCTGTAAGGACTGAATTCGTTTTTGAATTTCAGTTATTTCATTCAGTTTGGTTTGTTCTGCCAATAATTTAACTTCTAATTGTGTCAGACCGTGTTCACATTCTTGCGCCTTTGATTGTAGAGTCTGTAACTCCGTTTCTTTAAACTCGGAGGCAATGGCTTGCCTGCACGTTGGACAATCATCATTGTGTGCAAAGAAACTGATATCCTTACAAAATTTGGATAGATTGCTTTCAATCTGCGATTCAAGTTTTGTAAGTTGTTTGACCTTATTCTCAACCAAAGTTTTTTCTGCGACCATGTTTTGATGTGTTTCGACCTGTGAGGAGAGGTTAGCAATTTCTCCATGTAAGGTTTGTATGGCACCTGTATTCCCGTGTATCTCACTAACATACTCATTCACCTTGTCTTCATTATTTTGTTTAAGCCCTTTGATATGTTTGTCTTGCAAATCATATCGTTGTTGTGTAAGTTCAATTGCATTTTTATAATGCACCATCATATCTTTGTTGTTAGTCAATCTATCTTTCAACAAACCATTCATGGTCGAAAAGATTTGAATGTCTAACAAGTCTTCAATGATTGCTCTTCGGTCTGATGCCGACAATTGCATGAAAGGAACAAATGATGCAGAACCAAGAATTACAATTTGTGTAAATGATTTGTAGTTCAGTTTCAGAATAAACTTCTCAAGGTATTCCTGATAGTCTCTTACAGCTGCATCTTGATTTACCAAATCACCATCACAATAGATTTCAAATTTGTTTGGTTTGATACCACGAATAATCTTGTATGACTTGTTATTGGTATTGAATTCAACTTCAACAATACAATCTTTACCATTGATTGAATTTAGTAGATTTGGTTTGTTGACATTACGAAACGCTTTACCAAACAAAGCAAAACACAATGCATCAAGCATTGTTGATTTACCAGAACCATTCTCACCAACAACAAGTGTGTTGATGTTGTTGTCTAGTTTTATTTCTGTAAAATAATTGCCAGTGGAAAGAAGATTCTTCCACCTAACATAACGAAAAATTATCATTCAGTAGTTTCTGTATTCAATGCCTCAATGTAGAGTTCTCTCATTAGAGATTTTAGTTTGTCACTCTCAACATTCAAAGTCAAATTATCAATATACTTGGACAGTATTGTCATAGTGTCTTCAGCTTGGTCAATCAGTTCTTGGTCATTCTCAATAACGATATCTGTAAAATCTTCAACAATAGAAATGTCTGAAACATCTGCCTTGTATAAGTTATCAATCACGGTATCAAACAGATAAGGATTTTGTTTGTTAACAACAATCACCTTTACATATGTTTCTTTCAATGCGGCATAATCAAATGACTTCCAATATTCAAAATCAGTTACTGCATCATCATAAGACAACTTATGGAACATACGATATGGATTCTGTATGAATTCTAGTTCACGGGTACTTGTATCAAAGGTATGAAAACCTCTTGGGTCATTATAATCAGCCCAAGTCATTTCTCCTGGTGTGCCAACAAAATAGATATGCCCGTCATCTGATTTATGATGAAAGTGTCCTGTCAATACGATATCATACTTGTTTAATGGTTGTTTGTCAATACCTCCATGACAAATATTGCCACGATCCATTTCAAATCCATCAATCTCAAAATGCCCAAAACAAATTTGACTTCTACTTGTTTTTATATTTGCAAAGATTTCATCTTGGTTGTCTGCACAAAGCCAAGGCACAATATCAATCTCAACACCATCAAAGAATACTGTATCAAAATCATCATAGATTCTAATGTTTTCATATTCTTGTAGTAACAAACTGGTTGAATTTACCTCAAGTGTATTCTTAAAGGCAACATCGTGATTACCTAGTAATGTGTGAAGTGAAATATTGTTGTCTCTGAGCTTGTCAAAGAAATATTTACGACACAGGTACAATGAGTTGAAGTTGATAAACTTTCTGCGGTCAAACAAATCACCAAGTTGAAACACCGTATCAATCTTGTTTTCGATTAGATACGGAAAGAATACTTCATCATAGAATTTTTTATAATAACGGTGAAACTCTAACGAATCACCACGCATACCGAAATGCGTATCACCTAGAATACAAATTTTCATAATCTACATCGTAACACAAGTTTAGATATTTGTCAATGGTTTTTCAGGCAATTCTTCAATAAATTTTTCTAGGCCTTTAGACTTGCCATCCTTTTTCTTTTTCTTATTGTTTTCAAAATTTTGAATGAATTCGGAAATGTTGTCATATAATTGGAACTGTTTCATGTTGCCATCCGAATCTTCATACATTTCAAATTCATCAAGTATACCGAATTGTTCTGTTGCCTTGTACTTAACATAGAGTTGTTTCTTCTCTTTCATAATACGGCGTAGAAAGGCAAAGTAAATGATTTGGGTAAAGTATGCAAATGGGTTCTTTGACTTGTCTGGATCAAAGTTACGAAAGTACATTAGGCAGTTTTCAATACCATCTGATATCATTTCATCACGGAAGGAATATGAAAAGAAGTTAGGCTTGCGAGACAGGTGTTCTGCAATCTTCAGGAAACATTCCCCAATGTAATTTGGAATCTGTGGGTCCTGTTTACCCTCTTGTTTGGCAACCACACAATTTTTCTTGTACTCTATTAGAGCCTCTAAAAAATCGGCATTGTTCACATAATGTTTTGGTTTCTTCTCACTCATATATACCCTTTTTCTCTATTGACAAACTGCTTGACATGTTATATACTCTCGGTGTTCCGTTTGATGTTAATGATTAATGTAACCTGTTGCTTCTCTTCCGATTGAAGACTTCGATTGATTCTTCTTTAGTTAGGCGTTCTTCGTTCTCTTCCTCAATATCAAACTCATCATCCTCATTATCGTGAATAGCTTCTTTCAAGTTATTAACGAGGGTGTCATCACTCAGATTCTTCAACTGTTCCGTATTAATCATATTACCGTAATACTCAATGAGGGCATCTTTTGGGTCTACCATGGTAAGAATGTCAGAGGAATAAATCGTAGCTGTATTATCTTTAATCAACTCAATAGGTAACCACGGTAACATAACCATCATTGAACCTTGAGAAGTTCTTTTAAAGATAAGATGCATAGGATTATTCAACATAACCATATCTGATTCATCATCTTCTATTATACTTGCAATAATGTCTTCTCCGCTTTGCAAACGGACTATCTTAACGCCTTGGATTAAATCATTCATGTTTGAGGTTGATATTGTAGAATTTGTAATTGAATTTTTCATCATCGTATATTTTAACACGTTCCACGAAATGATGCAACGTGTAATTGGTATATTTGCCTATTCTAAAATCATCCGCTATGTCAAAGAGAACGGCCTCTTCCTTGTTATCACCTAATCTTAAACCCCTACCGATTGACTGCAAGTTCCGAATACGAGACTTAGAGGGAGAAGCAAAGATGATGTTGTGTAGGTTGCGAATGTTAACGCCAGTACTAAAAGTGCCATAAGATGCCACAATAATTGCATCTTTTTCTTTTTCAGTAATTGCACGAACCGATTCTCTAACATCAACATCTGTGTCGCCGTATACAAAGAACACATGTCTATTTTTGGTATTCTCTTTAATCAGTGCATGTAAATCTTTGCCGTGTTTCTCAACGAATTGAAACAAGACAAGTGTATTACCTTTTAAAGACAACACCAAGTTTTTAATGAATTCATTTCTTTGTTTGTTTTTAACTATGTATTCAAGTTCTGTATTATAGTCCCATGACTTAGCTTGTTTACATATTGCATCATCGTATTTCAGAATCAAACACTTAATCTTAAATGCAGCAAGTTGACCTTTTTCCATTAACTCTGCGGTAGATGTTGCTCTGTAAACAGGACCAAACAAACCTTCTAATACAAGTTTATGTGTCTGTGTACCATCAAGTGTACCTGTTGTACCAATACGATACTTGGCATTAGAACAACCAGATAGAATAGTCGTCAGTGATTTGGCTTTGAATTGATGTGCCTCATCACCAAGAACAAAGTCAAATTGCTCAAAGTAGTCTTTGTCGTTTTTGTAAATTGATTGCCATGTAGTAATCGTTAGAAACTTGTTTGTGTGTTTCTCTTTACCAGAATATTGGCGATGGCAGTATTGGTCTGAATCATAACCATAGTCACTAAAGTCTTTATACATTTGTTCAACTAAAGATGTTGTAGGCACAATCAACAAACCTCTTTTACAATTAACTTGTAGATAACGAAGTATCAAATAAATGATTAGTGATTTACCTGATGCAGTAGGTGACAACAATAAGATTCGTCTATTACGAACCGCATGTACAAATGACTTTAATTGATAGTCTCTTACTTCAAGAGGAATATTTAATGTCGATATGAATTGTTCTGCCTCAACAACAGAATAATTTTCTGTACAATTAACATCAGGGTCAATCTCTAATTTGTAGTCACGTTCTTTACAAAATGTTTCAATGTATGGAACAAGACCGTGATAGATGGTAAAGTTTCTTAGGTCTGCAAGCCTAATTTTACCATCCCATACTCTTGATTTGTATGCAGGAGTAAATTGAAAACCTGGAACATAAAATTCAAAATATATAGAAAGTTCTTGAGCTAATGCTTTTTCACATTCAAATTTTATAAATGCTTCATTCAATTTATGTAATATAATATCACTCATTAATAATTTTTGCTTTCCAACCTTTACAATGTTTTCGTTCACCTTTTGCAACTTTTAACATATTTGAAGAATTTAATCCTCTATCAATACACCATTGTTTCCATCCACCAGATATAATAAAATTTTCTCCGTCTGGTGATGTTACATTATAAGTTGTTTTACCCCATAAAGGATGTTTTGTTTTATCTTTTAATCTTTCTTTTGTTTTTTCACCAATTAACTTTTTTGATTCTTCACTATGTGGAACTCTATGCAATCCTTTTTTTCTAAGTATTGCCATTTTTTCTCTGTGAGCTAGTTCTTTTTCGGTTGGACCCTTTTCTTTTAATCTTTTAATAAATGCTTCATTTCCTAATTTAGAACCTGTTCTAGCCCACATAACAAAATCATTTTGATGTATTTCTTTATGTTGTTCTGGAGTAACAAGTAATAAATTTGATGGTTCATTATTATTTTTATTACCATCAATATGATGAACATCCATACCAATCATTTGTTCTTTTGTGTATCCATAATATTTTTGACAAATTTTTCTATAATTAGACATATTTTTCTCCTATGTCTTTATTTATAAAAAATGATTATTTAACATTCTATGTTAAACACCTTGAATAAACCGCTCCCAGGCAATAAAGTCTCTAAGTTGGAAGGTCCTGCTGTTCAATTCTTTTAATATGCTTTGGCATACATCCACAATTTCATCATGTACTATTTTTTGAGCAATGTACTTGTTGATATCATCATCACTCTCTAAGTATGTAGTAATGTCGGATTTGAGCACAAATGGAAATGGCTCCCATCCATGTTTTTCTAGTTGGTCTTTGTCTAACTTACCTGTGTAGTATTCCCATTTCAACTTCTTCATCTTGTTAAACTTGAATTCAGCTTCTTTTGAAAGCAAACGATGCCTTGAAAGAATATTCAAATACTTACTGTGTAGTTGTGGGATGTTGATAAGTGCTTTACCTGGTTCTGTTCTATCAATGACAGAATCGGCACGCCACATTTCTAATAAATCATCAATCTGTTTCATAATTAAAATCCTCCTATTTACATAGGATACACTAAAAAAGGATGCCTGTCAAGCCTTTTTAAAACAATTTTTCTATGTCAAAATAACTGAATCTAAAAGTGGCATCGGCACTCATGGTAGTATCTGGACTATCGGTAGCACTCAAAATGAATTGAGATACCGATGTTGGGAAACAATCGTAAAATTTAAACTTAAAGTACGGCGTATTAGATGAAGACAATACAGTAATTGAAGCGTCAGAGTATTGTGGCTTAGGTGATTGTGTTGCACTGGCAATTCTATTGAGTCTACCTAAATTTTTATACTCATCAAAGTTTGTAGGGAAAGTCATCGCACGAATCCAGTCATGCATTTCAGTCCATGCTTTTAATTCTTCATCAATCAAAAACGTAACACTCAGCATATCGTATATAGCCTTTTCACCAGGAACATATACGTCAACGAATGGAGTGTTTTGTGGTACTTCTGATAATGCAATACCAGGTATACCTACAGACTGACAAAAATATTGCATACTTGGAGCCCGAGCAAAATTCAATATGAATTTATTCGGTTGTAGTACGTTTGGATTTGTTGGGTTTCTATCTAGTGCGCTCATATTGGTATTTATAAAGAAAAAAAAGAGGAGTATTTCTACTCCTCTTTTAAGTACCCTCTTAGTGGGGTTTATTACATGATGTTCTTAACAACAAACGCACGATAGTAGTTGTTTGTCAATACTGCAAATTTACCAACACCTTGTGTTGTGCCTTGTGCAAATGGGTTAGCAACCATGCCGTAACGAGTCTTGAAACCAATTTTTGGTTGGAATGTTGTTGTATCAACTGCACGAACCATTTGTAGAGGAACGTAAGGGCAATAGAATAGACCAGCATCATATGCGTTAGTACCTTTGTAACCGATAACGGCAAACTCAGATGTACCAGTTGCAATGAAATATGGATCAATGTAAACTTTGATACGACCGAACAATGTACCAGCAAATGTATTGCCTGTATCATCAACAGTCAAGTTAACTTGAGAAGTCAATGCAGAGTTGTAGTCAAGGATACCAGCCATTGCCAATGCAGATGCAACATCTGAAGAACAAATCATGATATTACCTTTACCACGACGTGTAGCTTTAGCAATTGCGTTAGCTTCACGTTCAATCTGGAATGCAAGACCTTTAACTTTTTCAACCATCCAACGACCGTTAGAGTCAGTGTCTAAGTCGAATGTACCAACAGTTGTAGTACCGATTTGTGCGCCTGTAACAGCAGTACCGTAGATTGTACGAACAACTTCACGGTTAATCTCAGCAAGAATTTCAGCAGAAAGAATGTTTGACAATTCTGTTTCTGCATCTAAACCGTGAACTGCTTTCAAGTCTTGTGCAAGTTCGATTGAGTATTCTGCTTTTAGAGCACGTGTGTTAGCAGTTACTGTAACTTTCTCAATTGAGAAACCCATTTCACGGAACGGATTATCTTCGCCTGCTGCAGTCAAATATGGCTGAGAGTTAGAGAAGATTGTGTTCGCAAAAGTGTTGTTAGTAGAACCACCAAGACCAGTAGCAAGAGTACCTTGAGTCTGTGTTGCACCACCAGAGAAAGCAGTATTAGCTTCGTTGTAGAATGCTTCGTTAGTTGCTGATTGTGTTTGTGAACCATAAACTGAACGCATTGCGAAAATCAAGCCTGTTGGACCTGTCATTGGTTGAACACCGCAGATATCGTATGCAATCAAGTTAGGTAATGAACGGCGAACCAAACTGATTAAGATTGGGTCGAAACCGGCAACAGGACCTGCTGCAGTTGCACCACCACCGAAACCGCCTGTACCAGCAGAGTTAGTTGGCACAGCTTCGTTAATCATTCCTGATTTCATCATTTCTGTTGCTTGATTTTCTAAAACAACAGCAGTAACCGCACGTTTGTATGGGTCATTAATTTTTGGGAGGTCAGCGTGGTCTAATACGCCTTCCCATTTTCTTTGTAGGTCTTCGGACAAATACATTTTTTTATCTCCTAGGGGTTTAAATTAAAATTTTGATTTAGAAATTGCTTGTGAGACAGCAGCAACGAATGGGTCATTAATGACTTTCTTTTCGTCCTCTTCTTCAAACTGTTCGTGTAGTTGTGACGCATTGGCTTTCTTAGTGCCAGATGGGAAGTAATTTTCACGGATTGTTTCAAGCTTTGATTGGTATTCGTCCTCTGTGGAGAATTCTACACCCTCTGCGAGTGATTTGATTTTTTCAGCTTGAGTGGCAGTGAGTCCTTCAGTAACTTCACGAGCAATTTCACTCTTACGTGATTCAACTAATGCCTTAGCATATGATACACCACGCTCGATTTCTTCGTTAAGTTTGCCTTCCAGTTCTTCAACTTTACCAGCAAGTTCATCAACGAGGTCAATCTTTTCGGCAGGAACATCAATATAGTGTTCTGCGAATAGGTTACGCAAGCCACCAATAAAGTCTTCTGTTAGTTCTGCACGTAGACCAGTTTCGATTGCGATTTGGTTTTCTTCCATCCATTGTTCAACAACATATGAAAG